AATACAGCGTCATCTGGAATTCCTTTTATTCTTGTCCATTCTCTAATAGCATCCAATGGTGGTAATTTAGTTGAGGGGTTTCTACCTTGGTCTATAAACCTACCATAAAATGGATAACTAATCGCTAACCTATATCCATCATTCTCTTCTTCAAATTGAACTGATAAATCATTTAATAAAGTCCCTGTAGCGATAGCACCATTTAATTCAATGATACCTTTCATATCGTACTCAAGTCTCTCCCCTAATTGTCTTAAATTATTTTCAAGTTCTTGTTGTGTCATTATTCTGGAATGTTACAAGGATTATTATTTGATACCGTATCTATTTCAATATCAGCATACCAACCAGCACAATAATCAACAAACTTTTGAACGAATGGGATACAATTTTGGTCTTGTAATACACCATAATCCCAATCTTCATTCTTTAAGTATTTAATTACATCACTTATGATTTGAAGTGTATCACTTAATATTTCAGTTCTATAATCATCACTAGTTTTATCTATATCAAAAACTAATACCCTCATCCTATATACAGTTGAATTGTCAGTCAATCTCGTTGATTGTGGGACTACCCATAGGACAGGGAATTTATCGTCCTCCTGTTGGAAAGTATTTACGTCTTCAATCATACCATGTCCAAAGTGATGTATCTGTAAATGTTTATTCGCTACGGTTCTAAACACTTCAATGATTTGATTATATGTTATTGGTTTCGCCATTAGTATTTATTTTTTTCAATATTATTTAATTCTATTTTATATTGGAGATAAACAAGACATTGTAACATTGGTAACTTTACAACATCTTCCATCTTTAATATGTCCTCATTCGCTAACATATCAATTAGTTTCATCCAATTCCACTTTTGTCTAATTTTTTCTTCAGCCTCTGCCTTAGCGTCCCCAACTGTTTTCTTTCCTCCTTCGTCATCATCGGAACTATCTCGTTCAACTTCTTCTCCAAAGATTGTTGTGAAGCGTTTAAATAAGTCTGAACGATAAGATAAAAAAAAACCAATGTTGGGTATATTTTATCCAATGTAACAGACTTTAATCCCTCTTCCAACTCCTTATTAGGTTCATATGGTTTTAGTTTCTTAGAGAGTTTATTTTTGTATGGTAAATATAACACCGATAATATCTTATGGGCGTTTTTAATTATACCATCACTAGCATATTCCTCAATATCCACTAATTGGGATAATGACATCTCATCAAACTTAACCAACCCATATGATACACCATTAACCTTAATCTTTTCAATAGCGTTAGGTTTAGGTGTTTCATTTATAAATTCCCATTTATTAAATTCACTTACCATTTCTTCTATTGGTAATTTTTTAATATCATAAGGGTCCGTATCAGTAAGTATTGATAATTGTTCAATCATCATATCTAACTTACTATCAAACTCTGGTAATGTATCAATCTCCTGTATTTGGTATAGTTTGATATCACTCCAATCATATCTACTTTTAAACTTCATATTATAAAATATATTATTTAGATTTTTTGTTTTTGTCGTTATACCACATCTTTAACCTTTTATATACGGTTCCTCTACATTTACCACAACTCTTACCATTATCTCTAATACCACTAACCATATACCATAACTCAAACATTATATCTGTCTGAGTTGATGATACGTGATTTCTTGTTATTGTTGATAAAAACTCTCCTACCTTTTCATGTAGGTTTTCCTCATTTACTCCATCTATGAAGTTTCTCGCATTTACATTCATAATCTATTTATTTTTTTTCTAACTTAAACTTATATCCACCTACGGATTTCCTGTTACCTCTATAACATCTCATTATATCTTCTTCACATAGATTTAATTCTTTACCAGCACTACTTCTATTTGGATATGACTTAATATATTCATCATCCATACTATACTGATTTACAACATATGTATCACCTTCTTCACCATTTAATCTACTGATTGAAAAGTTGTGATATGTTTCATTCAATTCATAACCAATATACTTTCTATTTAATTCTTTACAACCCATTCCTGTTGTTCCTATTCCACTAAATGGGTCTAATACAACATCACCCTCATCTGTAAGTAAGTTGATGTAATACAGAGGTAATTCTATATTAAAGGGTGCTGGATGTTTTATGGTATTATCTCTACTTGTCCCATTGGTATTAAATCTAACAACATTGTCTGGTCTAACCTTTTTCAATTCACCACTAACACCTTTATCAATATACCTAATACCATTTTTAGTGATACCTTGTCCTCCGATACTATCTTTATACTTAAATCTATTTTTAGTACTCTCTGTTGGTTCCTGTAATACTCTATCCATATAAAACTTCATCTCCTTTGGATTTTTACAGAAGTGAAATATAAACTCTGTCATATTCCTAAATCTTTTCTTACTACCATTTGGAATACCATTCTTCTTATGCCAAAAATAAGTATCATATAGTTTTAACTTTGTCTCTGTCTGACTTCTATATATCAATTCATAGATATAGTAGTTTCTAATCCCATTAGAGACATTATCGTTAATGTTTAATATGAAACTACCACTAGGTTTTAATACTCTCTGTATTTCATCAAATAGAGGTAATAACCAATCAACATAATCTTTTGGTTTTTTTACACTAACATCTTTTCCATAATTTACAATATCACTATATGGTGGTGATGTTATAACCAAATCCACTGAATTGTCTGGTTGAGATTTAATCAACTCAAAACAATCTCCTAATTCTAATCTAATTTCCATCTTCTTCTTTTTTTAGTAAATCCATTATTTTATCTCTTAACCCTTTCATAAGGTTGTATATACTTTTCTTTGATTTGTATGTAACCCTCTTACCATCCTTCTCTCTATAGAAGGTATATTTATTTACTATTTTATCATATGATAAGTTTTCAATAAAGTAAGCATTAAATAATATCTGTTCTGATTTGGTAAGGGATGGGTATATCTTATCTACTAACATAATCTTCTCTACTTGTTCTTCTGTAAAATGTTTTAGTAAATCTTCTTCATACTCATTTATATCTATGGTAGCCATCCTTTCATCTTCTTCACCTAATGTAGATTGAGTATAGTCATCCATTTCATAGGCTTTGATGTTGTATTTGATGTTGAGTGGTGATGTATTATACTTTCCTTGTATATTCATCCAACTGACACAGAATGCTTCTAACTTACCTAATCTTATATAGTCCTGTATCTTCTCTTCATTGGTAAGTAAATGTATAGTCAATTCACTTAATAATTCTGTGGGGTCTATACCTCTATTATTCTTTCTAAGGATGTTAGTAGCACATTCCAATAGATAGGTATATTTTATCTCTATAAAGTTGTTTATCTCTTTTGTATAATCCATTATGGTTTCTATCATATATAATAAATATGTAGAATTTTGGTAAAGTTTTAATTAAATTGAAAAAGATGTAAAATCCCACCCTCCTACATCTACATTATTTCTCTTATAGTATAAAACAGCATACCTCATAGCGTCCATTCCATCATCAAATTTCTTAATAGGTTCATCTAATAGAGTATCACCCCTCATCTTCCATTTGTAGTTGTTTAATTCTTTTTTGAGGTTATAACTATCTTTGTGGATAAATAGTTGTTTAGATTTAACACTATCTATACCTTCATTCACATTCTTTATAGCATTGACACAATTGAAACCATTTCTTCTTAAATCTTCAATTATTTCGGGTCTAGCATAATCACATATAATTTGAGTATTCTTATTTAACCCATTGAGAGAGAATATCTCTTTTAATCTATCTATTAGTTCGGGTGTTGTTAAATAACTCTCATATAGTAATTCTGATACATATACTTCATTCTCTATAAACTCACATCTAACTAACGCTGTTGGGTGTTGATAACCAAAGTCTAATCCTAATATGGTTTCTGTTTTCTCTGGTAGGAATGAATATTCTTTTTGATGGTTATAGATTGTATGTTTTGATTTTGATGGGATACCTAAAGCATATATATTATAGTAGTCCTCATCTGTCTTTATCAACTCTTCTATCTCTTTAACTAATGACTTTGGTAGGAATGGGTTATCTTTATATGTTGAATGTAGTTTAATTGCGTCTGGTCTCTCTATTAAGTCATATAACCAATGTTCCGTATCTGATGGGTTGAAATCACAGAAGAACTTATTATCAGTCCTAATATTCAATTGTACAAACTCATCTCTGTTTAATTCATTCGCCTCATTACACCAACAGATATCTCTCTTTCTACCTCTAATCTTTTGTTCGTCATCAACAGAAAAAAACTCTATTTCTGTCCCATTTGGAAATCTATATATATGATTTGTCTTATTGTGATTTTCACTATTGTATAAATCTAAATCTTTTAATACCTCTAAGAAATCTCTCATCACTGTTGCTCTCAACGCTGGGAATGATTTCCTTACAATACTAATTACCTTATTTGGGTTTTGTAACGCATACACTATCAATAACTGACAAAGGGAATAGGTTTTACTACTCCTACTCCCTCCTTGATTTATTATAAATCTTATATCATCATTTTCTAATTGT